GACTTCATACTTACCAACGCTAAGATCATTAAGTGCGGTAGCCTCTCCGGTCTGCCGGTCAATAACTTCACCTGATAGCAGTATCATATCGTCAGAACCATCTTCATTCATGATCCGGACTTCTTTGTCTGAGCCGTAAATCTCTCTGGCCATAGACATCCAGATAACACCACACCGACGCATGGACTTGGCCATGTTATCCATGTAGATGAATGATTGCGTATCCAGGCGGTTAAATATCGAATCGACGGTATCAGTGGCAATGTTGCTTGGGATGCTATCAATGCCAGTGGAGCCGGTGATTTGCTGGATGGTTGCGCCAGTATATTGCAGCAATGCGGCCACGGCAGGAGACAATGGGGTTGGCTGGGTATATCCACTCACCGCAGCAGGAGAGACTATGTTGCCAGCCTGGTCGCGTAAACTTTCCATCGGTAGATATGCCGGACGCTTAGTGTTCCTTTCAGCCCAATGACGGGCAAGTGGGCCTGGTATCATATTAACATCAACAATCGGGATGTTATCCCCACCTGATTGAGTTGCATTATCTGCCACCATTGACACCATCAGATTTTCTAATCGCTGAGCATCCATCGCCTTGGCGGCGTGACCCTCAATGCGCTCCATGTTATCCACGAATGACCTACGCCCGTAGAATGGTACAAGAGGAATGTGCTCACCAACCATACGTTTCGGATCTTCAAGCCATTCGAATCCAGACATCAGCCCGCAGTAAACGCGACGCTTCTTAACCTCACGCTCGCCAAGGAAGATGAACGCGCCTGATTCCTCCAACTCATCTTTGATGTCTTTGATTTCATCCTCATCATAGATGGCCTTCTCACCGGTCAACGGGTTCTGATAGGCGAGAATCTTAACGTTCTCTATTTTAATTTCATAATAGCGTCCAACGTATACAGCGTCCGGAGTATTCCAGTCATATTGGCTGTTATCTGTATTGTGGTCGAGGCTCGCACACTCGGCATCAGGATAGGCTGCCCGAAATGCATCTGGTGTCATGGAAAACATTTCCATAGCCCACATAGCATCAGACCGGTCATATTGCTTTGCGTCCTGGTCGAAAAACACGCAGTTAGCCGGATCATATACTGGCATGAATGAAATACGTTTCTGCTCATTGGACGGATCCATTTCATCCTCGTAATCAGCAGATAAGCGCCAGCAACCCATTCCGCCGACAACGCCATCATCAAAGGCATTATCGCAAGCCTCACCACCACTAGTCTCTTCGTAGTCAGCGCGGAACTTACCGTTCATCTTCTCAGCTAACTCTTCCGAAGCCTGACCATCCTTTGGACGAAACTTGACGGTGATACGGTTTTTCCGGTATTCACTGATGATGCGATCGCACTCCCTAGCAACTTTATTCAGCTCAAATCGAGGGTATTTATCGAACCGGTCGGTACCAGTCTCAACATCTTTGAATGACCATCCAGCATTGGTACTTCCCTCCCACTGTGCCCCACGAACACGCACGAAGCGCTGGGCCTCAACTATCTGGCTGCGCATATCGTCAGTCTGCTCGTATGCCTTGGAAAAGTTACGCTTCGCCTTGTCGTGCCATTCTGCTAATTTTTCTTCTTTACTCGCCATTATCAGCCAACTCCGCAAGGTACGTTATAATTCGAGTAGTCTGGCTTCATTACCGGACTCCATTCAAGCATTGACATCATCAGGGCATCAGCCATGTTAGGTGACTTAATTTTCAGCTTAGACTTCATTTCATCTTTGGTCATTATCTGGAAGTAACCGTTGCCATTTGCCTTTCTTGGTATTCTACACAATTCTGCGCGTAATTTCGCCAGGCTCTTTATATCGCTTGACAGGCTAATCATGTCAGCAGGATCTACATACTCACCTTTATGCACTGCGCGATAAGTATTAAAGAATCGGTCAGCTAGGCGCTTGTAGAATTGCGCACGCTTATTCCTGAATACATCCTTATTGGTTCGCCAGCTCTTAGGGCTATCCACTTCATCTGACGGCTGATAAATGGCATCAGGGCTATCAGGTGATTCGCCACCCTTAAATTGGACAACATCGGTACGCTTTCCTTCCAGTGATTCTTTTATTTGCCTGCGCAGGCTGGCCCCTAGCCCGTCGCCATCCCAGGTAAATAAGTCGCACTGATTATCTATAGCCGCGTTTGACGCCCAGTCTGTAGCATCATTAACATCGCCATCTAGCTTCTCTTGCACATCAATGACAAGCGAGCCATGCCTGATTGATATGGCCTTTGCATCACCACCCATATCTGCCGGGTCATACGACAGCACCTTCATTCCTGACGGCTTCCAACCCAGTTTCTTATGTGCATCTATTGCAGCATCAAACCATTCAGGCTGAATAATTGAGTCTTCAACATCATCACTAAATTCACCATGCCATATCCAATCGAACTTTGATTGTGACATGTACCCGTTTTTTAATTTGGCCCGGTCTTTCTCAAGCTCTTCCCTTAGCGTTTTGTCACTTTCAAACCAAGGGTTATGTTCGTATCCAACCTTGATTATTAAATGGTGGTCGTCCTCGTAATATCCATCGCGCAATAATGAATCTTGGAATGGAATTATGAATGCCTGACTGGTTGGCCCTTCACTTGATTTTGGGTTGAACGTGAACCATAACTCAGCATCATCAATACCACGAAGCGTTGGGCCCATGACATCAAGAGACTCCTGGCTAATTGTTTCAGCCTCTTCAGTCCAAAACCTTTTGTACCCATAGAGTGATTTCATGTTCGTGAGGTTGGTATTGAGACCCCAGAACGAGAATACCGCACCATTGGCGTGGCGAATTTCACTCTGGCTCTCTATTGGCCTGAATCCATTGAATCCCAATCGACGTATCTCACCCTTTAAGCCTTTGAAAACTGACTCTTTAAGTGATTTCTGCACCTCACGGAAGCACATTACGCTGGAACCAAAATCATTCGCTTCGGCTGCTAGAATATCCATGGCAAATATGGATTTCATTCCCCCTCGTCCGCCATACGCTACCTTGTATTTCTTTTTCTTTATTAGCAGTGGTTCAAGTCGCTCGGCAATAAGTAAATCAGGATCGTCGTCGGTTTCCACGAATGAATCACCGCTACGAACCCACCGACGGATAACTTTAAGGCCCATATCAACAATACCGTAGACCGTCATTTTCTTTACGCCGGAACCATACATGCTAGTTGCCTCGGCCTCTAATCTGTCGAGTCTACTCGCTAGTTTCTTTGCCATTTATACCACCAGATAACAATGCTTCCAGTTTAGACACTCGCTCCATTAATTCAGTCGTTTCCTGAACGTCGATACCAATTTTGATGATGGATACAATCTGAGTTGCTATATCAGATGGAATTTCACCATTTGAAACGCCATTAATAATTGCGTCTATCTTCTCTACTGGACTTCCGTGACTAGGATAGACAAAGGTAATCATTGGAGCTGTTTGTTTTGGAATTGGATGGCACCTGACTAGCAGCTCTCTAATCATTGCCGATTGCATAGCCGCACCATCAGCCTTATCTGTCATAGCAAGCTCTACAACCTTATCGTAGAAGTCCTCTATGGTATGGCCCTTCCTCTCAAGGGCCTCTATCAAGAGCTTAAACTTATCCTTTCCGCGCCTTACTGTTGGCTGATGTTCTGATGTGAACTTTCTACCTCCGCGCGGTTTTTTCTGTTGATTTTCTGTCATAATTGTCTCGTATTTTTCTCGTATTTCGAGAATATTATCACAAAAAAGCCCGAGTTAACGGGCTGCTTTATTTTGGTTATTAAGGCTTGCTGAATGCCTGCACGAATAAGTGAGCTCCACCTACTGTGGTATGCAATACATCCAAGTCACCCAATGGTGCGAAGCCACCCACAACAGCAGCAGCCGCCAGTGCTGTGAAGGTTGCTCGGTCGGAGTGCTGTACAATCTTGTAATCAGTCGCAGCTGTTGCGCCACTAGCGATAACCTGGAAGAACTGAACCTTACCGCCCACCGTTTCCAGATCAGCGCGAACCGAACCGATAGGGGGTTTCGTTGCGATAGTCGCCTTAACCAGCGCGGTTACAGAGTCAGCGCTAGTACTCGTTACAACTTCATAAGTAGTTAATGCCATGATGTTTCCTTAACTAAATGCGGTCAGTTTGTTTTTAGCTAACTGAACAGCGCGATTTGCCACCACCACATAATCAATAGTGGCACCCTCAACCAGTTGTTGCCCAGCGTGAGCTGTCGCATCACCAATTGACATTTGCAGTAGCTGAAATTTTAGCGACGATAACCCTACAAACTCTTTAGCAATGGATACCGCAGCTACGTCATTATTAAACATGCTGAACAGTTGCAGAACCAGCGATTCGGAGTCTGCGATAGGGATTACTTCACTCATTTCTTCAATCCTCTGCGTTTAAATTGAGGGTAAGACCTTATGAATACCTTCTTCATTTTACACCTTTAATTGCTTCTATGTGAGAAACCATAAAATTGTTAACTTTACGAGATATCCATCCAGCGAGATATGCCAAGGGCTCTTGATTATCAAATCCAACTTTCACTCCAACCAGGTCTAGCACTCGCCATGCTGCATGAACGCATTCATGACAAAGCACCTCAGCATCGTAGCTATCTGGTGAATCGAAGCATATTGTCACCATTGATATTCCAGTTTTTGGGGATTCAATTACGCATACCTGTGCCTTGAAGTATTTATAAAGAAAATTATCACCGAATCTTTTTGAACTGCATTCGCCCCGTTAATCGTGAAGCTAATAATCGCCGTTCCAGCTGTAATTCCCCCCGTTAAAATGGCCGTATAGGTTCCATTATTATTGTTGACCACC